CAGAATCATTAGTTAATTCTGTAGCTATGTTAGCATTTGGATGTTTAGGTTTGGCCTCAGTTGATAAAATTTGGGGTAAGAAAAATAACACAGAAAACGAAGAATAATTATGGAAGAAATTAAAAAAGCATTAAAAGACCTTTGGAGAGCAATTGTTAAATTACTTTTAAGTAAAACTACTTTGGATGAAAAATTAGCTGAAAAAGTTGATAACTTAAATGAAAAAGTAAAATCTATTGATAAAATAGATGAAGAAAAATAAATGGATTAATAAATAATTATGTTATTAAAGGTTGGTTCAAAAGGAGAAGACGTTAAAAAACTACAGGAGAAATTAGGAACTCATGCTGATGGTATCTTCGGTCCGGGTACTGAAAGACTAGTCAAAGAATGGCAAGCTAAGAATGGTTTGACTGCTGATGGATTAGTAGGAAAAGGAACATGGGGTAAGATGTTTGGTGATTCTACACCAGTTGCTACTCCTGTAGTAATCCCACCTTCAGAATTTAAATTAGAGAAGCTTAAGGGACATGTTCCTGATGTTGTCATTGCTCAAATTCCTGATACTGCTGCTAAATTTAATATTACTAATACTTTAAGATTAGCTCATTTCTTATCTCAGTGTGGACATGAATCTGGTAATTGGAAAGCTGTTTCTGAAAATCTAAACTATTCTGCTGATGGATTAAATAGAATTTTTCCTAAGTATTTTAAAAATGCTGGTAGAGATGCTACTCAGTACGCTCGCAACCCAGAAAAAATTGCTAATATAGTATATGCTAGCAGAATGGCTAATGGTGATACAGCCTCAGGTGATGGTTGGAAATTTAGAGGTAGAGGATATATTCAATTGACAGGTAGATCTAATTATACTAAATTTGATAAGATGGTAACCGAGAATATTTTAGATAATCCTGATTTGGTAGCCACTAAATATCCATTAATGTCTGCTGCTTTCTTCTTTGATTCAAATGGACTTTGGTCAATTTGTGATAAAGGAGCTGATGATGCTACTGTAACTGCCGTAACAAAACGTGTAAATGGTGGTACAATCGGTTTAGCAGATCGCATTAAACATTTTAAAGAATATTACGCGTTATTAAAATAATTCGTTAATTTCGACACCCTCCGCGTATTTCGCAAGATAATGCATTATAGGCGCTATATATTTTTTTATGGCGCCTATATGTATTGATATATGGACATCAGTAAGATATTTAACTTATTTGATTCTGGTTCTGAGGATAAAATGAAAGAAGACACACAAATTGTGTTTGTCGACTTTAAAGAACATCCTGCTTACTGGTTGGGTATGTTTAAAAAGTTGATTATAAATCATAAGTTATTTAAGAGAAAAATTGTTTCTTTCCTAGAAAAATCAGATCCAGAAATAAATTTATCAGATTTAGATTTGGTAGGAGATGATCTTGCTTATGAAAGAGCCTGGTATTATGCAAATAAATTTAACCCAAGCTTGGATACTCATAAAGAAGCTATTAATATGGTAATTGACGAATACCTACCTAAAGCACTAAATGAAACCATTCTACACTTCCAGGATAAAGAAGAATATGAACGATGTGCGCATCTTAAAAAGATTCTTGACGAAGTACAAAAACTTCTTTAACTAAGCTTGGAGTTAATTCTTTTAGGTATTATATTCCAATCACGGGGTTTTAAGAAAAATATATGAAAAACAGAGATATAATAATGAGACGTTTAGAGAAAGCAGAGGGACAGGTAGAAAAGTTGTACTTCTTTCTCCAACGTGGTGGTACTGAAGAACAAGTAAAAGAAGTACTTATTACACTTAGAGAAGCTATTGATGATGCAAAAGTATTTGTAAATCAAGAACCTTTAGGACCTGGTGAAATTAATAATTTTTAATATATGAATCTTACTGCTGAAGAAATTCAACAAAACTGGTTGCATCTTATGGGTTTTATTGAGGATCATATTTCTGAACCTCGTAAAACAGCACTTAAATCATTTTATGAAAAATATAGTGAGCGTCTAATGTTGATGCCTGCTGCTCATAAAAAAGAGTACCACAATGCTTTCCCTGGAGGATATGTAGAACATGTTAATCGTGTTATCACTTGTGCCCTTCATTTACATGATTTGTGGGGTCAAATGGGAGCCGATTTAACTACATACACTAAAGAAGAATTGGTATTTTCTGCCCTGAATCATGATTTAGGTAAAATGGGAGACGAAACTCAAGAATCATACATCCCCCAGACTGACAATTGGAGACGTGAAAAACTTGGTGAAGACTATATGTTTAATACTAAAGTTCCATTTGCATCTGTTCCTGATCGTGGTTTATTCCTCCTCCAGTCTCATGGTGTTCAATATACTTTTAATGAAATGATCACTATCCAGACTCATGATGGTTTGTATGATGAGGCAAACAAGAAGTATTTGATGGCCTATATGCCAGAACAAAAACCACGTACATCACTTCCTTATATTGTACACCAGGCTGACTTGATGGCTGCTCGTATTGAGTTTGAACGTGAATGGTTACCAAAATTGCAGGGTAACGTGGAGACCCAAAAGAAATCATTTACATTGGAGACTAATAAAAAATCATCACCTGTCACTTCAGGTAATAAAGCCAAAGCTTTAAATACTGTAAAAAGTGAAGGACTAAAAAATTTATTAGATAACTTATGATATTAACAATTGTAATTCTTTCAATATTGGTCGTGACTCTTGGATTCACGACCTTTAATCTCTTACGTAAAAACGAAAAACAAGAGGACATTTTAGCAGGTTACATGACCTACCTAAATAAAATTTCAGATACCATTGAAGAAACAGATAAAAAATTGCAAGAAGTAGATTACAAGGGTTCTTTTAAATCAGATGATGAAGTAGGTTTTGTTTTTGAACAAATTAAAACTATTCAAACAATTTTGAATACTTTTATCATTAAGAACCTTAAGTAATGGAATTAGTAATGGCAAAGAAAAAAAAGGGGGTACAATACTTTACTCAAGAAACTGAAGACGCAATCGTATTATATAATAATACTACTGACCCTGATACAAGGAGTCGACTTTATAGTGAAAAGATTCACTACGCATTTTTTAAATTAACCGAAAACATTATTCATACCTTTAAGTTTTATTATACTGAGGTAGAAAATATTGAGGATTTACAACATGAAGTAATTACTTTTTTACTAAATAAAATCCACTTATATGACCAAAGTAAAGGATCTAAAGCATATTCTTATTTTGGAACAATTGCAAAACGTTATTTAATTCTTTCAAACCAGAAAAATTATAAGAAACGAGTTGAGACAGCACCTGTTGAAGTTTTAGAGGAAGATGAAAATCATTCATATAATATTGATGAACCTTCAGCTACTGATAAACTATCTTCCTTTATAGATATTTACACTGAATATTGTACTAAAAATATATTTGAATTATTTCCAAAAGGTGATGATGCCCAAATTGCAGATGCTATTTTGGAATTATTTCGCAAACGAGAGCATTTAGATGTATTTAATAAAAAAGCTCTTTACATTTATATCCGTGAACAAGTTGATGCTAAAACACCTAAAATTACTAAAATAGCTAATCAACTTTACGACATTTTTAAAGAAAACTATATCTTTTATTTAGAACACGGATATGCAGATTTTTAGTTTCAATATTTATAAGAAACTAATTGCATATTTATGTCACAATTTGATAACATAGTCTTTGGTAAGAAAAAATTCTCTGATATTTTGGAGGAAATTTATAATAACCAACAGAAAAAAGACAAACAAGTTACAGCCCTTATAAACGAATTAAAACCACTCATTTCAGAGATTGGTGATGCTACTTTAGTTGTTCCTTTAATTAAGGAATATATGGAAATTAGCGTTAAAAATGATGATTTGTTAATTAAGATGGCGGCTTTGGCACAACGTGCTATGCAAACCCAAACGGCTGATGGTTCATTAACTATTTCTGATGAAGAAAAAGAACAACTTCTTTCAGCAATGAATGAGTTAAAAGGAGAAAAATAATGGCTGGAGTTAAAGCCCCAAATAATATAACCCCTTTTGTTAATGCTGTAGCTAACCAAGCTCCAAATGG